ATGGGTGCTGCTACTGCTGACTTGGTGCGTGCTGAGATTTCGTTTATTGGAACGGGAGAGCTGCTAACCGCCACAATCTCATGAGTGTTTACCTTGGTTCATTTGGCAAAGTTGAGTTAAGGCGTCAGTTTGATGGCAGCAAGCTTAGTTCAACAATTAATACGGGCGACGTAAACACTACGGCAAGACGGTTTAGTTTTGAATTTGAGCATGGGCAATTAATAACTGGTGACCAAATTGAAATTAAAAGCACTGATGGTAGTGCTCTTGATTTTATTAATGGCTACACAGATTCAAGCGCAAAAAAGTTTATTCACGTCAACGAGCTTGGCGGGATAAGGCTTTACAACAGCTTTGCTCATGCCGTGAATGGTGGGGTGACAAATGCAGTAGTGCTTGCTACCCCTGGCAACGCGATTCCAATTTCAGTAACTGTTGAAAACGAAGTCAGTCGTTTGTTGGCGCAGGTGAGTAGTTATGAGCTTAATACTGAGCGCGAAACTGTTGATACAACAACGTTGTCTGATGAGTTTAGAAGTCGGATTAACACGTTAATGTCTGGCTCTGGGCGCATGTCTTGCTTTTGGGAATACACAGGCGACTCGGTAAAAGAACTGCCTAATTATCTAATCGAGCTTTCGTTACGCACTAAAGTTGGCAGCGAATTTCACGCAAGGTTTTATCTTAAAGCAGGCGGTTACAGCCCTGACGGGTCTGCAACGATTGAGTCTGACGATGTTTTTTATGAATTTAACGCTGTCATAACAGCTTGCGCCGTGCAGTTTTCACCAGATGCTGCAGTTCAAATTACGGCAGACTTCATTACAACTGGAGCGGTAGAGCTGAAGATGGATACGTTCGTGGGTGAAGCGGTCTTGCAAGAAGATGCTAGTGACATACTCTTAGATCAAGACGCTGCAGCTAAACTGCTGCTAGAGACCGACCTTTAAGCAGGGAGCTGACCACCAATGGCTGATTTAAAAATCAGTGAACTAGCAGCTCTGGCCGGGAACAACCTGGCTACTGCTGACTTGGTTGCTGTTGTTGACAACAGTGCAAGTGAAACCAAGAAGCTAACGATTGGCGATCTGGTCGCAAACGGCGTCACGCTAATTGCTGACGACACCATTCCAGGCGCAAAGATCTTGTTTGCTGCTGGTGGTATTGCCACAGCAGACATTGCTGATGCTGGGGTTACTACAGCAAAGATTGCCGATGACGGTATTACCGCCGCCAAACTTGCTAACGAATCCACTGTTGACCTAGTTACAACGCTGCCCAGTTCTGGGGCTTTCGTGGGACAGCTCGCTTTAGACACTGACGACAACGCCCTTTACTGCTGGAACGGATCGGCGTGGCTCAGTCTTAAAGCGTCAGGATCAATTAATGCGGTGACTGGTGACACAACCGGCACCATCAACATCACAGCAACGACTAGCAGCGGCAACGTCACAGTTGCAGCAACGATTGATAACACGACTGCAGCTAACCAGTTTATGGCTGGGCCAACCAGTGCTGGTGGAACGGTTGCCCTTAGAACGATTGATGGCAGTGATATTCCTGTTGCAACGACAAGCGCCAAAGGCGGTGTGATTGTCAACGGTGAAGGACTCCGCATGGATTCCAACACTATTGAAGTGAATAACGACGTATCGGCTAGCACCACTCATCATGTGGTGACTTATAACGCGAAGGGCTTAGTTACTGGCGGGCGTGTTTTAGCGGCTGCAGATCTGCCAGTTGCTACCAGCAGTGCTAAAGGCGCTGTCATCCCTGGAACAGGACTTGCTGTTGATAGCAACGGCAATTTAAACCACAGCAATACGGCCACCCCTGGCACTTATACCAAGGTTACAGTTGACGCTCAAGGCCATGTAAGTACAGGCGCAACGCTTGCTGCTGATGACATTCCTGCAATTTCAGCCGCAAAGCTGACAAGCGGAACAATCGGAAGTTCGCTGCTTGCATCTGATGCAGTTACCGCAGCAAAGCTTGCTGATCAATCAACTTGCAAATTTGGTGGCGCTGGCGCAACCGATAACGTCGTCACGTTCCCAGCTGGTGATTACAAAGGACAGCTATTTTTTGACGAAAAAAACGAAGATCTGTATATTTTTACATCTGAATCTTTCCTGCCGATCACAGTTATCAGCGGCAACCTTGTTAACGCTGGAACATATAACGCCAATACAAATTTAGTTGGTTCTGTTACGACTGCTGGCTCTGCTGCTGGCTTTACGGCTGGTGGTGCGTTGCCGACGCCTGCAACAGGCAACCTCAACTATTACGTGGTTGTTAGTGACTCTGGAACGGGTTCAGGCAATGCGCCTGCAGTGAGTTTGGCACCGCCAGACATGCTCATATCTTTGGGCGCGGGAAGCACGTTCCAATTAATCGATGTCTCCAACGCTATCGCTGGCCAGACTGCATCAAATATTTCTGTTGTCGCGACTGGCAATATTGCAGCCACAAACGTGCAGGCTGCATTGCAGGAGCTTGACGCGGAAAAAATTGGCGCAGCTAGCCCAACATTTACTGGCACGGTGTTGCTGGGTCAGAACGCTGTCTTGGCCTTTGAAGGGTCTGCTGATGATCAGCACGAATTAACGATTACTTGCACCAATCCAACGGCTGATCGCACGATCACATTCCCCAATGTGACCGGCAACGTTATTACTTCTGGCGATACGGGGACAGTTACCAGCGCAATGATCGCTGATGCCACGATCGTCAACGCTGACGTAAGTGCTACGGCTGAGATTGCAGTTAGCAAGCTTGCAAATGGCAGTGCGCGTCAACTGCTGCAAACCGATACTAATGGAACGGGCGTTGAATTTACAAGCAACGTTGATGTCCCTGGAACGTTGGACGTTACGGGTGTTGCGACGTTCGACAGCACGTCAACCTTTGCAGGTAACGCTACGTTCAACGGCAGCCTGATCTTTGAAGGTGCAACGCCTGACGCACATGAGCTGACGCTGAGTGTTGCCGATCCAGGTGCTGACGTTACGGTCACGATCCCAGCTTCTACTACGACTTTGGCTGGCCTTGCCGTTACTCAGAGCTTTACGAAAGCACAGCGTGGAACGCCTGTTGCATTAACCGATGGGGCAACCGTGGCGGTCGATTTCAGCCTTGGTAACAATTTTACTTTGGCCATCGCCGGAAATCGAACACTTGGCGATCCAACCAACGTGACTGCTGGGCAGTCCGGTGTGATTGTGATTACTCAGGATGGAACGGGAAGCAGGACGCTTGCTTATGCGGGCACGAAATATAAGTTTGCTGGTGGTACGGCGCCAACGTTGACGACAACGGCTGCTGCTGTTGATGTATTGGCTTATTATTGCGAGAGCGCAACGCGCATCACGGTTACTTCGCTGCTGAACGTTTCATGAGTATTCCTGGTGCTGCAAGTCCGCTGTTTCTAGCAGCGACGGCTGCTGGGCCTGCTGCGGGCTTTGAAATATCCAGGTCGCTTAGATTCAACAGCGCAGACAGTGCGTACTTAAATAGAACCCCAAGTTCTGCATCTAATCGCAAGACATGGACTTGGAGCGGGTGGGTAAAGCGTTCCAAATTAGGAACCGATCAAACGCTATTTAGCGCGGACCATGGTTCAGGAAATCGGTTTGTAATTCAACTAAATGCTAGCAATCAGCTCCAAGTAAACTGGACAACTGGAGCAGGTGGTCCATATCTTTTAACCACTCAAGTATTTACAGACGTAGCTAGTTTTTTCCATTTAGTAGTATCATTTGACACGAGCCAATCAACCGCTGCTAACAGGGTTAAGGTTTATTTAAATGGGAGCCAAATTACTAACTTTTCTAATGAGCAATACCCAAACCAGAATACAGATTACCAAGTAAATAACAACGTTGTACACAAGATAGGTTACGGCTCGGCGTATATAGATCTCTACCTAGCCGAAATCAACTTTGTGGACGGGTCTGCGCTTGACGCTACGTCATTTGGGGCGTTTGACACTAACGGAGTGTGGCAAGCCGCGGACACGTCTAGTTTGTCATTCGGAACGAATGGATTCAGGCTTAAGTTTGCAGATAACAGCAGCAATGCAGCCCTGGGTACCGACAGCTCTGGCAACTCGAATACCTGGACCGTTAATAACCTTGTAGCTGTAGTTAATGAAATAAACGCTTCTAGTAGCGAAATTTCAAACAACGGTGTATCAAATCACTTAAATATATTCGACGGTGACATAACCACAACTGTTACCTCTGCTGACGGTGGCACAACCGTGTGGACACCTTCTAGCAATATAAGCATTAGCAAAATAGAAGGGTATTTTGGTGATTCATTGAATGGCTACAGGATTACGATGTCAGTTTCTGGTGGATCCAGCCAGACAATTACTCTCAATACAAGTAGTGGCGGGACTGCTAACCAGTGGAACGAATTTACAAGTCTTTCTGGTGACACTATTGGTCCTAGCAATGCAATTACTTTTAGCATGTTGCGACCGGCTGGCAACGACACTAACCCTGGATTGCACGACTTAAATGCGCTCAGGATCAACGGCAAGCTCGTTATCCTTAATTCAAGTGAAGCTGGAACCGACTCCCTAGTTGACTCCCCAACCAACGGCACTGCATCGAGTGGCGGTGATCCCGGTGGATCAATTGTCGGCAATTATGCGACGTTAAACCCTTTAGATAGACAGTCTACTAACGGTACTTTGTCTAATGGAAATTTAGATCTTACGCAGAGTTCTGCTGCTTGGGCCATGTACCGAGGCACAATGGCGGTTTCCTCCGGGAAATGGTATTACGAGGTTAACATCGGTGCTAGTCAGTATTCAGCGTTTGGGATTTTAAGTGCTGATTATTCAATGGCAAGCAACTCAAATGCCTGGCCCGGGGACACTGGAGCGGGAACTACATACGCTTTCTATCCCTATGACGGCACAAAGCGTAACGGCGCGTCTGGAGCTTCCTACGCTACTGCCAACACCTCTCCCGCTGGGGATGTTTATGGTGTAGCTTTTGACTTAGACAATGGAACGATCACGTTTTACAAAAATGGATCAAGTTTAGGCCAAGCGTTTACAGGGATTAGTGGTACTTTTGCCCCTGTTGCTTGGTTGTATAACCAAACAGCTAGTGACTCATACAACTTCGGCCAACGTGCCTTCGCGTATGCCGCACCAAGCGGCTACAAGAGTTTAAACACCGCAAATTTACCGACCCCAACGATTGCGGATGGCAGTAAGTATTTTGATACGAAGTTATATACCGGCAATGGCGGAACGCAGACAGTTAGCGGTTTAGAGTTTAGCCCCTCGTTTGTATGGTTTAAAAAC